ATACTCGGGAGGGTTAGCCGACTTTGCCATTCGGCAAGTACAAACTGACGCTGTCGTTTTCGCACAAATTCGACGAGCACTTGCCCCTGATCCATGCGGGACCACAAGCGCCCGACGCCTGGATTTATGGGGGAGACCTTGTACCAAATACCAAAGGGAGTATTTTCGTCGGACGAATCCGTACAATTGCGGGGGTGCAGAAGTGCCCCGACACGATTCGACAAATCATCTCACTGGTGCAGGACGTAGAAGATAGCGGGGACACCCCACTGTTGGAGATTCGGTAATGGCTGTGGATAGTCAGTGGGCGAATACCGCGCTTCTCCTCCCCCTTAGCAACGACATACTCGATGCGAAGGGGCACACCATTACGGCAAGCAACGGCGCTGCGTTATCTTCCGCTGTTGGTACTCCGTTTGGTGCAGGAAATTCACTGTATTGCGACGGAGTGAACGACGTTGTTATTGGTACGAGCCCTGATTTTGGCATAGGTTCAGGGGATTGCTCTATTCAGTTTTGGTTTTATCCCGTAACTGGCGGGCATGGTGCAGCGTGGAGTAGACTGTTTACGATTGGGCCAGACATCACAAACGGCTCGTTGTACATAATTACTAATTCATCGCTTGACCCGATGAAATTTCGATTTGAGTATTACAATGGTGGGTTTCTCACTCTGATCAATGACGTCGCTACAACTATTAGCAACAATGCATGGCATTTTTTCCAACTGGACAGAGTGGGTAACGTTTGGTCAGCTTATGTCGACGGCACTCTGTATTCTACTCAAACGACGAGCTTTACTTTTACGCAGACGACACTTTCCATTGGAGCAAATACGGCGGGGGCGACTGCATTCAAGGGCTATTTTTCCAATGTTCGTTTGACAGTTGGTGCTTATCGAAGTGATCACTCCGTACCAACTGCGCCTTTTTTACGACCAACAATTACCGGTACGGTGTATGACTCGGGTGGCAGTCATACAGCAAAGGTGGTGACTGCGACTAAGCGGAGTACGCTGGCACTTGCTGCAAACACTGTGTCTGACGGAAGCAGTGGCGTGTATACTCTGTACCCAACAGATTATTCCGAGTACATTGTCACGGAGTTCGACACAGCGACGTACCCGCTTGTTGACGGTGGTAGTGGAGAGAACGCAATTATTTACGACCGGGTTATTCCCGGAGGATAAGGAGTAGGTTATGGCACAAACAGTTCGATTCACCAGGGCACTCTCCACTACGCTCGTTACGGCGATTCAAGCGGCCTTGGACACTGGTACGGGGGCAACGATTGCTCTGTATACGGGTACCATGCCCGCCACTCCAGAGACGGGAATTACCAGTCAGGTTCTTCTCGGTACGTGCGCGTGTCGCGTCGTTGCATCAGGTGGCGTGGGCACGGTAAATTCGGGCACAGGTGTGTTGACCTTCGCAACGATTGCCAATGACAGTAGCGCGGATAACAGTGGGACGGCGACCTGGGCGAGATTTAGGCGCAGCGACGGTACGGCGATCTTCGACTGCGATATCGGTGTGGTCGGTAGCGGAGCGGGGATCGAGATGGTAACCACGACAGTCGTTGCTACGGGGCCGATTGCATTCACGGCTGGCACTATCGTGTTCTGATGACTCGTGGCATACAGCCCACCTTCGTGGAACGCAGTTGATTTTCATGGCACAGGGCAGATTGTCAGTGGCCCGAGGTGGGATCGTGTCAACTTCATTACCCCGCCAGGGCATGAAGGTTGCTTCGATCTGGTTTGTAGGTCAACCTTACAGCCAAATAACCAAGTTGCGCAAATCCACGTTGTTGGGACGCCGAGTATTGCCTTTCAGGGATGGAAGACGTACTTCGCTGCGCTCGCCGCGACTGCAAAACCAACTCTTGCGTTCCAATCCGCTCCAGTCTTCGTTGGTGCTTTTGCAATTACTGCGAAACCGTCAGCAACGTTTCGAAGCACGCCTATTTTCAACAGCGCCGTTGCGATTACCACAAAACCAACGATCAATTTCCAAGAGTACACCCCAGCGGTTCGTGCGAGCTTTGCGCTTCAGCCCCACGGGGCTACATATTTCAATGCAACACCAAGCGTCGTCGCAACATTCCAGCTTGTGGGTGCGCCCTACCTCCGATTTACGACGCAACGGACTTTCAAAGCGTCCTTCGTAACCAGATTTCGACCTGTGTTGGCGTTCTCCGCGTCAACCACTGCGCCCTTTGGGTCGAGGATGCGAGCCAGTTTTCAAATTAGATTGAAATCAGTGGTGACTTTCCATGCCTAAAACTCGTGACATCAATCTGGGTCCCTGGACTGCAGGGATCAACAATCAGGTGCGAGACTACGTAATGCCTTCGAACGCAGTGCTCGACGCATTCAACGTCGACTTTACTGACGAGGGGCACGTCAAGATGCGAAGGGGTTTTTCCAATTGCATTGCGATGGACAACGCTCGGTCGTTTTCGAATGAGGGGTCGAAAACGATGCTGGCATGGAGTGACAAAGTCGGTGTCGTTACGGGAATTACACCCCTTACGATCACTACACTTCGTACGGGTCTAGATCCATTGCTTCCCGTGGCGTATGCCCAGGCTCCAGGCAAAGAAGACGAAGTGTGGTGGAGCAATGGCGTGGCAAGCGGTCGCTGTAATGGTGACAATACAGACTCCCCGTGGGCGGTCCCTGCTCCAGCGACAATTTCCAACGTAATTGCTGGAGTCGGAGTGCTCTACCCCGGTGCCTACCGCATCGCACTGACTCACTCCATGGCTAATGGGGAAGAATCTGTGGCCTCGGCAATCACGAGCTACACACTGAGTTCGACTGGATCACTTGTGGTGACATTGCCTGCCGCGCGAACAGGTGTCGACTACTTCAATATTTACTGTACAGTGGCGAACGGGTCTGTGTTGCAAAAGCACGGTTCTGTCAGTGCTGGTACTACGACGGTGACAATCAACGCGGTGCCGACTGGGCGAGTTCTCGGAGAACGGGCATTTTTGGCGGATATGCCACCTGGGGATATTTTAGCGTTTTTCCATGGTCGTTTCTTGGTGGCGAAGGGGGACTACATTTATTACTCCGACCTGTACGACTATGGCCATTACAACCCGCTCAAGAATTTCTTGCAGCTTTCTGGGAACATAACGATCATGTTCCCATGTGAGAACGGCGTGTACGTGGTTGCTGATCAGGCATATTGGTACGCTGGGCCAGACATTGCCACGGCAGAGCCGCAGCAGATTCTCCCGTTCGGTGCGGTGAAGGGGACGGGCTTTACTCACCCTGAAGACAACGTCTTCGGTTGGTTCTCGGAATTCGGTTTCGTTCTTGGGGACCAATCGGGGCATGTTTCAACTCCGCAGACTGCTGAGACAAAGGATATCGAGAAGAACTTCATGGCTCCACAGGCACTGTCTGGAGAAACATGGGTGCGCAAACTCGGAGGTGTGACGCACGTGATTTGCAGTCTCGATAGTACTGCTTATTTTGATGAGAGAGTCTCTGATGCTTTTGCAGCAACGCTGCCTCGTT